ACCACTACCCTGCGTAATCGCACGGGCAAGCTGGCGGACAACGTCACCAACAACAACGCGATTCTGTCGCGTATGCAGCGTCGCGGCACCATCAAGCCGGTATCTGGCGGTCGCACCATCCTGCAAGAGCTGGAGTACGCCGAAAACGTCACTTACCAGCGCTATTCGGGCTATGAAGTCCTGAACATCTCGCCTAGCGACGTGTTCACGGCTGCTGAGTTCGACTGGAAGCAAATCGCCGTCAACGTGACCATGAGCGGTCTGGAGCAACTGCAAAACTCCGGCGTTGATGCGATCATTGACCTGCTGGCCTCGCGCATCAAGAACGCCGAGAAAACCATGCAGAACGGTGTGGCTGAAGACCTGTACTCCAACGGTACGGCCTCGGGCGGCAAGCAGATCGGCGGCCTTCAGCTTCTGGTGGCTGACGACCCGACCACCGGCACTGTCGGCGGCATCAACCGTGCAACGTGGGCGTTCTGGCAAAACCAGAAGTTCCAAGCCACGGCGGATGGCGGTTCGGCGGCTTCGGCGGCCAACATCGTCCGGTTCATGAACACCCTGTACCGCAACTGCTCGCGCGGCACGGACAAGCCCGACCTGATCCTGTGCGACGACAACTACTTCGGCTTCTACGAGTCGGCGCTTCAGGACATCCAGCGCGTCACCAACCCCAACGAAGCTGACGCGGGCTATGTCTCGCTGAAGTACAAGGGGACGGACGTGGTGTTCGACGGTGGTTACGGCGGGGCTTGCCCGGCCAACCACATGTACATGCTGAACACCGGCTACATCCACTGGCGTCCTCACAAGGACCGCAACATGGTCCCGCTGGAAGAAGTTCGTTCGATCAACCAAGACGCGATGGTCAAGCCTATCGTGTGGGCGGGGAATATGACCCTGTCGAACGCCTTCCTTCAGGGCGTCCTCTTCCAGTCCTAGAAAAGCCAGAAAGGAGTTAATCTCATGGCTAACACTGCTGCGACCGTTTTCTCGGTCACTCCTCTGGCTGGCATCGACATGGGGGCGAAGTCCTCGACCCCGGCCTTTGCTCCGCTCACGCTGGTCAACGGCAACAACGGGCGCGAACATATCTACGTCCGCGCTTCGGAAGCCCTTGGCTCGACCGCCACGATCAAGGTCGGCGCGGCTGGTTCGGCATCGTCCGACTCCGGTTCCGCTGGATGGTCGCTGGCTGTTGCTGGTGGCCTGACCGCTGGCCAGTACGCTTGGAGCCAGCGCACCGCGATCTAACGGCTGACTGACGCGCCTCCACGCGTCGGAATGATGGAAAGCCCCGTTGGCTTAGGCTGGCGGGGCTTTCTGTTGCGTGAAGAGGAGTGGTGCTTTATTGGTGTGAGAATGAAGCAGATTGCTCTTTCTCGCGGCATGGTCGCGCTCGTCGATGACGAAGACTTTAAATGGCTCGTCGCGCAAAAATGGCACGTTGTGCCGTCTGGCAATGGCCGTAACTATGCGACTCGGCGCATGGGAGGACGCACTACGTATATGCACCGTGTTATTCTTGAACGAGTCACGGGCGCACCGCTAGGAAAGCTAGTCGTTGACCATATTAATGGCGATGCGCTGGACAACCGCCGTTCCAATCTAAGGGCGGTAACGAACTCTGAAAACCTACGCAACGCAATCCGGCGGTGTACGAATAAATCAGGGTACGTCGGCGTAGTGTGGCATACGCAGACAAAGAAATGGAACGCCCGAATAAAGGTTAACTACAAAGCAATCAGTTTGGGGCTGTATGACAACAAAGAGGACGCGAATGCCGCTCGCCTAAAGGCGGAAAAAGAACTTTGGGGCATCCAGCCACGACGCGTGGAGGCGCATAAATGATTAACGTCGTCAGCGTCCGCGTCGGGGACAAATACCCCATTGAGTACGTCACCCGCCTTCACGACGGCATCGCCCGTCATCTGGCGGAAGAGCAGTGCCATTGGTGCCTGACGGACGACCCGGACAGCCTACCGGAAGGCATTACGGCCATCCCGCACAACACGACACTTCCGGGTTGGTGGCAAAAGGTCTTCTTGTTCTGCCGTCAAATGCCGTGGGGGCTTGGCGAAGAAGTCCTCTACATGGATTTGGACGTATGCGTTACCGGACGCCTTGAGGGCTTGCCGCACGGCATCATCAAGGATTGGCATTGGCCCTGCTACAACTCGTCTGTGATGCGCTGGACCCACGGCGAACATCGGGACATTTGGAGCCGCTTCACACCAGACGTAACCGACCGGCCTACGGAGAGCCTAAAGGGCCTTCTCCCCGCTGGTCAGATCAACGGCGGCGATCAGGAGTGGATTAGCCAAGTCAGCGCGTGGCAGACGTTCCCGCCTGAGATGTTTGTATCCTACCGTGATGCGGTCGCATGGCCTCCCGAGACGGCTAAGGCGGTCATATTCCACGGCGAGCCGAAAATGGCGGACGTGACGGAAGGATGGGTGCCGGGCGTCTGGAAGGTCGGCGGTTACACGGCCATGCCAGAACTAAAGGGCATGAACGTCTCGCATGACTTCGCTTACGGAAACGTGCGGGCCAACGTGCTGAGGGACTTGCCGTGGTTTACGGGCTTCGGTGAGCAAGACAAGGGCTGCGTCATTGTCGGCGGCGGACCCTCGCTTTCGGACAGCGTGAAGGCGATCAAGGACCACCGGAGGCGCGGCCTCAAGATCATCACCGTGAACAACGCCCTGCGGTTCCTGACGGACAAGGGGATTACGCCTGACGCTCACGTCATGCTCGACGCGCGGGAGGAAAACCTGCACATGGTGGAGGATGCGCCTAAATCCGTGCGCTATTTCCTCGCCTCGCAGGTTCATCCGTGCGTGTTTGATGCGCTTTCAGGGCATGATGTTGTTCTGTGGCACAACGCGATGGGTTCCGGTGAGGAGCTGATGGAGATCATCAAGCCGTGGTTTGATGATGGCCCCGACCAGCGCGCGTGTGTTCTGGTCCCCGGCGGTGGCACTGTAGGGCTTAGAGCGATCAATCTGGCATGGTTGTCGGGTTACAAGAAAATCCACCTGTACGGCTTCGACAGCTCGTATGCGGAAGGCAAACATCACGCCTATTCGCAGAGCCTGAACGACGGCGAGCCTACTCAAGAGGTTGTGCTGGCGGACAAGACGTACACTTGCGCCCGGTGGATGATCAGGCAGGCAATGGAGTTTCAACAGCAAGTGCTTTACCTTCGTGATCGAGGCGTGAAGGTCATAGCGCACGGGTCCGGGCTAGTTCCGGCAATGGGGAGATTGCTACAATGACGATGCTGGAAAAGATAGTTGAGGCTATCGCTGGAACCGGCGTGTTGGAGGACGCGGGTTGGAGCCGGGAGAGCGCACAAGTCATCGCCCGTGCCGCTCTCATGGCCATCAGGGAGCCGGAGGATGCCTTTATCGAGACGTTTCGCTTTCAAGCGAGTCTAGATGATTTTGGTCTGCCATATGTCGATGACGTCGCGTGGACGATAGGAGTCGACGCTATCCTGAATGAGGCCGCTGATGAGTAGCGAGGACACAAAGGCCGCTTTGGTTATTAGTTCTGTTGCTCTGGCGGGAACAGCGGTTCTTCTGGTGGGCGGAAGTGGGTGGGTGGCCTTCAGCGTCGCGTTTAGTGTTGGTTGTGGCCTTTGTAGCTTCCATGTTCCGAGGGATAGCCGATGACCCTCGCCCTTGGCCTTCTCACCGTCTGGCCGCTTTGGCTTGCTGCGGTCAGCGTCTTTACGAACGCGCGTCGATGAAACAGATAGACGGCCTCTGGTGGCCTGATTTCGACGTTCGGTGCCGTAATGCGGTGGTGCCTGAGTGTGCGGCGGCTATGTCGGTCGTTCTGCCGCTGGTGAAGGAAAAGCGGGTCTGTGTGCAGGCTGGCGGAAACGTCGGCGTCTATCCTCTCGCGCTGGCCAAGGTGTTTGATCGGGTCATCACGTTTGAGCCGGACGAAGACAACTGGCTTTGCCTGAGGCGGAACGTGGTGTTGCCAAATGTCATGACCCTTGAGGCCGCTCTAGGCTCGGAGAACGGAATGTGTGGGATGCTGCGGATCGACACCGATAACTGCGGCTCGCACAAGACGTTGCCCGGAACGTCTATCCCTGTTCGCACCATAGACAGCCTTGCCCTAGTTCAGTGCGATCTGATCTGGCTGGACATAGAGGGAGCGGAGGCGGATGCGATTAACGGCGCGAGGGCGACAATCGAAAAGTTTTCGCCTATCATAGTGCTTGAAGAGAAAGGGCTTGGCGCTAAAGCCGACTTGCCCGGCTATTCTCGCCTGATGCGGATTGGAAACGACACTGTGTATCGGAGGACATGATGGTTCCGCCATCTATGGGTAGCAGTTCAGATTATTGGCGAACGCCTCGCCGTGGCGTCATCCAGAACGGAAAGTATCGGCAGTACCCGCGCGAGCATGAAGGACCGTGGCGCGGTGAATCCGATGAAGAGTTTGCGGAACGGTTGGCCGCGTTTGATGCGGGGCCGTATGAGCCGCCCCGGTTTGTTTCGCCCGCTGCAAAAGCGCGGTATCGTGTTAAAGCCCGATCAAGCAAGCAGATGGAGGCAATCTGATGGATTATGTAGCGCCAGACGGACGGGATCGGATCATCCCCCGCTTCCATATCAAGCCGGTTCGCGACAACTTCCAATCGGAGAAGCAAGGCCGTGAGGTCTGGACCGACGTTGAGTATGTCGAGTTGATAGTGCCGGGCGACAACAAGAACATTGTGGACGTGGCGGTCAAGGACGAACACCGCGACCGCTGGCCTACGAAGTACGCCGCGTTCAAGGCCAACATGGAAGCCCCTGAAAGCGGTACGCCGCTGGATGAGTGGGCGGGCGTGGGGCGTAGTCAGGTGATTGAGCTTAACAGCGTCCATATCCGCACCGTTGAGGCTCTTGCGGGCCTGTCGGACAGCCAGCTTGCCAAGTGCGTCCCGATGGGTGGCCAAGCCCTTCGCGCCAAGGCTCAGCGGTTCATTGAGCAAACCGAAGCCGAAAAGCCCATTGCGGAGATGACGCAGCGGATTCGTGAGCTTGAAGAAAAGCTGACGGCGGCTCTTGAAGTCAAAGCAGAGAAGGTGACGGCATGACCAGCGGTCTAGAGCGTGACGTGATGTATAAGCCGGGCGCTACCTTCTTCAAGGAAGGTAAGTTCCTGATGTTCCGCTATCAGGCGGATTCGTCTTCCGTCATTGGACCGCGCGTGGCCACTGAGGCAGACAAGAAGGCCCATGCTTTCGAGTATGAGCAATATCTGGCGGGGGCGTTCAATGATGCCCCGCTAGAGGCTTTCGACCATGACGACAACGGGGAGCCGGGAGGGGCTGCCGCGCCTATTGAAACCCCTCCGACGCCCAAGAAGCGCGGACGCCCTCCGAAAGCCTAACACATGGCCGATCTGCTCTCGATTGTTCAGCGCGCTTGTCGTCTGCTGTCCATTCCGGTCCCTAGCGAAGTCGTCAACTCGACTGACGCTCAGGTGCAGCAACTCTACGCGCTGGCCAATGAGGAAGGCGACGAGCTGGCTGGGGCCTATGATTGGCAGATCATGCGACGGCAACACCTGTTCGACACCGTCGCGAGTTCGGTTCAGGCCAGTGCGTTGCCGTCTGATCTCGACCACTTCATCGCTAACTCGTTCTTCAACCGAACGACCATGCGGTACATGTACGGGCCGATCACGCCGCAGGAATGGCAGGCGATTCAGGCGCAGCCGCAGCTTAACCGCGTGTTTCTCGCCTTCGTTGAGCGAGACGGGCAGTTTCTGGTCACGCCTACCCCGGCGGCGGGTCAAGAGATTGCTTACGAGTACATCACGACGCATTGGGCCAAGTCGGCAGCAGGCGTTCCGCAGCGAGAGTTTCTGGCGGATACCGACGAGACGTATCTAGATGACAAGCTGTTCCCGCTTGGCCTCCGCTGGCGCTTCCTGAAGTCAAAAGGTCTTGATTATTCAGAGGATTTCCGCACTTACCAGAGCGAGAAAACGCAGCGCATGGCGAGGGACGGTGGCAACACCATCATCGACTCGACTGGCGGCAACTACTACGGCTGGGCCACGAACATCCAAATGGGCGGTTTCCCCGGATGATTCTGTTCCTGACCATCGCTGACACCAAAAATCAGGAGACGCAGCGCAAGAAGATCAACGCGCTGTTTGAGGCGTTTGCGCCCGGTTACGGGTCTGCCCTGCCTGATGTTGCGGACAGTCCAGATGGTCGGTTGTTCTACATCGGCTCGCAAGGCTATCAGAATCGTTCCGGGGCTTGGGTGGCGCTATGAGGCAGGCAATCGGGCGTTATGGTCGCCAGCCTATCCGGTCCAGTTCTCAGCAGCGGGTGACCATCGGCAAGGCCATTCCAGCTCCGGTGGGTGGTTGGGATGCTCAATCCCCGCTGGCTAACATGCCTGCGGAAAACGCTGTCATTCTCGACAACTTCATTCCCCGCGCTGGCTATGTCGAGCTGCGTAAGGGCTATGTGCCGTGGCAAGAAACTCTCCCCCTTCCCGTAGAGACGCTTTTGGTCTGGCGGGGTGGGACCAGTTCGGTTGCAGACGATATCTTCGCGGCCTGTGGCGGGTCGATCTATGACGTGTCCAACCAGAACGACTCTCCCGTAGAAGTCTATAACGGGGCTGGCAATGCTCGCTGGCAATGGATCAACTTCGCCAACGACGCGGGTACATTCCTGATCGCGGCCAACGGGTCAGTCGCGCCGGTCTATTATCAAGGCTCGTCATTCGTCGACACGACCATCACCGGGACGGCGGGGATCATCACGCTGGACCCGCGCACCCTCATCGACGTGATGGACCACAAGGGGCGGCTGTTCTTTGTGCAGGATAGCAGCCTGCGGGTCTGGTTCCTTGAGCCGTTCGCGATTCAGGGTGAGGCCAATCTGCTTGATCTAGGCCCGATCTTCGACAAGGGCGGCTCTATCCTTTGCCAAGCCACTTGGACGCTGGACGGTGGTTCCGGCGCGGATGATCTGGCGGTGTTCGTCACCACTCAAGGTCAGGTAGCGGTCTATCAAGGGCTAGACCCTTCGGATGCGAACAATTGGGCCTTGGTCGGGGTCTATGACCTTGGCCTGCCTCTCTCTCGCCGTGGGCTGGTCAAGTACGGCTCTGACCTTGTTCTGCTGACGACGGACGGGGTTGTTCCTCTCTCGCAGGCCCTGAAGCTGGACCGCGCACAAGAGAACCTAGTTGCCCTGACGCAGCGCATCCAGAACGCGTTTCAGAAGGCCGCGCAATCGTATCGAAACAACTTCGGATGGGAAGGGACGCTTTACCAGAAGGGTACGCTGGCGATATTCAACGTGCCGGTTGCTCCGTTGTCCCGGTCGGAACAGTTCGTGCAGAACGTCCAGACAGGGGCATGGTGTCGGTTCACGGGCCTCAACGCCTTCTGCTGGGCTGTGGCCAATGATCAGATGTACTTCGGCACGACGGACGCTGTTTGCCTTTGGGACACGGGCTATGCGGATGACGAGACGGGTATCGTTGCGGACCTGAAGACGGCGTTCAACTACTTCGGCTCGCGGGGCGACCTGAAAAAGTTTGAGATGCTTCAGCCGGTCTATCGGATCGCGAACAACATCTCGCCTGCCGTTGAGGTCGTTACGGACTTCAAGGAAACTATTCCTAGCGCGGTTCCAACGACGGTTAGGACCACGGGTGCAACGTGGGACTTTGGCCTGTGGGATTCCGGCGTGTGGGCTTCCGCGACTGAGACGCGCGATAGCTGGACGAGCGTTACCGGGATTGGCTACTGCGGAGCGGTGCGGGTTCGTGTTGCGCCTGATCCGCTGCTGTTCCTCGACCTTGCCGTTGATGACGACACGGTGGTTTCGTATGACGGCGACGGGATCGTGTCTGTGCAGGACTATGCGCGTGCGACCAACTCAGTGGTTGAGATCGTGGCTTTTAACCTGAAGTTCCAGAACCAGACTGGCGGGCAGCTCTGACGAAAAACGCCCTCGGCCTGATCCTGACCGAGGGCGTTCTTGCGAGACTAGTCCGGCGAAAACGTTGACAGGCGGGACTCGAACCCGCGACCCGCCCCCTTCGGGGGGCACTCTACCATCTGAGCTACGGCCAACGATCTTTCGCCGCTCGCAGGACGTATAATGCCTACGCCTTGGAGGCT